TCAGAACTTGTACACCATATTGTCCTCGTACAGGCCTTGGTAGTTGAGGGCGGTCTTGATTGCCACTCTCTGCGCGCCGTCGAACGCCTGCCAGTTATCCACCTTATCTTGCTGCATGTACTCAATAAACCGCACGAACTCCGATTTAGTCGAGCTAAAAAAGATATACGGCGGACGTGTGATGTTGACTAATCGTAAGAAGTCGATTAAATCAAAGTAGTGCGCTTGCTTGTAGCTCTCTTGTTTAGTGCAAAGATATGGCGGGTCAAGTACAAATACCGCCTGTGGGTCGGCACTAAAGCGTGGGAGCAACGTGTGAAACGACTCGGACACCACCTCAACGCCGTCCAAATAACCATCGGCGGACGGGTAATCTGACGCGCGGACGCAATGCCAGAAATCCTTTTTGCACAACTCCTCAAACGTGCCGACTTGTTGCCCAGAAAACAACAGCCAGCTAGTTAGCGTAGCAAGGTCAACATAGCCGTCAAACGCTTTAATGGTGTCAATAATCTGCGCCTTGAGCGCTTTATCGGTGATGCGCTTTTGACGTGGGATATCCACTAACAACGCCGCAATTTGCGCCCGCAAGCGGTTAATGTCGTCGATATGCTTAATGCGCTCGGCATATCCGTCGAAGTCGTTGTAAATCACACGGGCGCTCGGTTTAAGCTGTTTTGCGGTGTGACTAAGCAAGCCCGAGCCACCGAATGTGTCAATAATCGTCCAGCCCTCACCATCACCCGGAATCTGCTCGTTTAAAATCGCTTTAAAGTGATTTAAAAAGTTGCGCTTTTGACCGACAAACGGTAATGGGGCTTGCTTAAAGTTTATTTTGGCTTGATTTGCCATAGTTTTTTCCTTCTTATCTATGGCGTTCCGGTGTTCTTGACACTCCGACACTCAAATCAAGTTAATTAATATGGTTAATGGTTTTACAGCGACTACATTTGATTTCTAAATGTTTCACTGTGCCGACTTTTGCCAATAATTTGTTGCAACATTGGCAACGGATCTCTTTTAAATTCTGCATATACTTTCCCATTTTTAGCGGTTTTGTTAAAATACCGCCTGCCTCGCGAGGTAGGCGGCATATAGCTATATGCAGGCTTATTCTGCTTAGCTGGCATTATCCGTGTTCCCGCACAGATAGTGTCGCCGTCTTTATTCCTGAACTACATCTAAATCACTTGTACAATCTGCATAAAACGTACCATCCGCATTATGCCAGTGGCTAGGTGGTAACTCATCACCGTTATGCTCAACGATTAATAATTTGCCAAATGGGCTCTCATAGACGATAGTGCCAGCATTGCCGTTACGTAATTTTATTTTGTTACCAATTTTCATAAATTTATCCTTTTTTAAAAATAGCTGCTAATTGATTTGGGCTAAATCGCCAACCTTGAGTTTTACCGGTGACTGCGTTAAAACACCACTCAGAACAAAAATATTTACTGCGTTTTTGTTTGATGCCTAATACAATACCAATTGCGCCCCACCAATCGTATTTACTCCCTTTTGTAGAGTTAAAATAAAACTTAACCTCGGCCTCGCTAACACCATCAAGCAACACTAAATCCCACTTATCTCTTTCGGTGAGATCAATCTCTTTACAACGTACCCCGCCATCACGGATAGAGGAAGAATAACAGTCATAATGGAGCTCATGCTCATAGTGATGACCTGATGTGTACTCAATACGCTCAACTGCAATCTCGCAGTGAGAGTAAGGCCCTTTTGTCAGTTTACGGGTAAGCCAATCTGAAAAACGTGCCAAAAGTGTGGCTGGTTTAAGACCTGTTTTTTTGCCTTTATAAAGCGCCAAATAAACATTAGCCATTGTTATAAGCCTCCATCAAGTGATCCATTTGTTTAATAATGTCATCATAAGTTGCCTGCATTTGCTCAATCGTTAAACCCGGCGCTTTGAGCTCATATTTACGCATGCGCTGGTTAGCCAGCTCAACCAGTAGTTTCTCAAGCCCAGCAGCTTGCATTAAGATAAGATTTGTCGCAGCCTTATTATCCAACCCAGCACGTAGAGCAAAATCGGTGATATAACGACTGCACTCGCCTTGATAATTCGCGGATTTGTAGGCTTCTGCTGCTGTCTGACGTTCGCGATACTCAGACTCAAAACGCGTCCACGTGCTGTAAATTGTTGCCGCGTGGCTGTCAATTTGCTCGATTAGGCGGTTGCGCTTTTCTGTTAAAAGTGCGGTCAGTTTTTCGGTTGAAATTTCCCACTGCAAAGTATCAAGATTTAACTCATGTGCGTCACTTGGTTGTGGGTCAACTAAAACTGGATTACCTTGCTTATTGGCAATAATTTGTTTACCAGTGGCTTGCCCTTCGAGTAAATTTCGGTAGGATTCTTCATCAATTTCCGTTGCGTCTGCTGGAATTTCGTGCAAACCCTCTATATAGAATCCATTTGTGGCTTTGTCGTAAAAATACATTTTTTAAACCTCATTAATATCCAATAGCAAACCAATCCGCCGATGAATCAATAGGCAAAGTGGAATTAATTTTGAATGTGAATTTTGAATTAGTCACATTAAGCGCAGCCAAGTGTGTGGCATGATTGTTTACTGTCCGCATCTGATTTTCTGTCAATTGAATATTTAAAATCTTATTTGGAAATGCGATAGGAAAGACTATATCTGTGCTATTTTCGTCATGAATTACAGGTGTTTTGCCCCATTGTAAAATTAGCCCATTAGGCAATTTAACCCATCCTGTCTGTCCCCATTGAGAGCGATAATCGCTAGTCTGCACGGAGTTGTTAAGAGATTTGCCGTTTGAAGAGCGAACATCTCCAGCACTATTAAAGTCACCATTATGCTCAAAAGCCCACAACCTGTTAGCGCCATTATCCTCAATAAGATGGATAATCCCGCGGCCGAAGCCATCACCTTGACCTTGCTTTGTTGTGTACCCGAACGAAAATCCAGCACCATAACGTCCTTTTGACCGCACCAACCCTTTGACAAATGGATGATACCTATCACGGTCTTGCGACCCTGTAGTCTCAACCATAAACGGTGCGCCGCTAGTATATTGATTAGCATAAGCGCCATACCCAAAATGTTTGGACGAAATGCCCACGGAATATAAAATGCCAGTTAATCTATCACCAGATTTAGATATGCGACCCTCAGCGTTGTTGTTTGCGGCAACGCCTTTATCGTAAGCCGTTTTGACGGCAGCCGATGTAGCTACAGTATCAGCACTTGTGCTGTTAACTTCACTGGATTTTTTGCTATTCGGGATGTAATTTGTCAAACTTCGCGTGATTGAATCAATAAAGCCTTTTAGGGTTTTAATGACCTTAGGTGTAGCAGCCAATTCTTCCGAATCTGAATCATAGCCGGAATAAAGTTGTACCTCGCCTTTTTGCGTGGTAGAGGCTTTTTTACGGTTATCATCAATGATTTTCACAATCGCTTGATATAGTTGCGTTTGTTGTTCTTGTTTCGGAGTAAATCCGGCTTTTTCTAACACATAATGCGCCTCAGCTTGCATGTCTCGCACGCGGTCTTGCACATCGTTTAGCCACGTGTCTGTCACGCGTGTGCCTTGCTCACCTGTTGCGGGGTTGCCAGCATGAAAGCGCTTGTCAGCGGAATTAATTTCGGGTAGTAACGTTTTCATTTTTTTGGTCTCTATTGATATGCAAAGTAACAGTATGTGTGCGCGGGTTTTAAGTCTCTAAAGAACTCTTCAATTATTGGATCACCAAATTCGACCAGGTGATCACCGGCAAACGAACTACCCGCGCGGAAATACACAATATTGTCGTCACCGTTTAACACTGTCACCCGCCACATATAAATCAAGCTCTCGCGTGGCTCATTTCTAAATTGCACCAAGTCACCTGGATTAGGCAGGTCGTTTTGCAAGGGCGAAAACTCTTTGATTTGGATCTGATAACCGATACTTTCGGCGATGCGGGTAAAGTATGGGATAGACAAGCCGCCAACGGCATTAAGTTGTACGATGACACGTTTAACGCGCTCTTGATAAGATTTACTTAAATCCGTTTTAATCCCGCAAATACGCTCCCAATCGGATAACATTTGGTTTGAGGTAGCGGGCTCAATTGCTGCCAATACCTCTTCTGCGCTTTGTTGTAAGCGGTCAAATGCACTGCCGTCCACTTCGCATTGTGCGATAAAGTGTTCACCATTGATGTTGTAACTCACGGGCGGATAAAGCTGTTTCAATACATTAGCGTGCTGCATTAAGCCATCTCCGTCACGGTGATTTCGCCCAATCTAAACCATTCGATTTTATTGATAATGTCTGCTTTTTGGTTAGCTGTTGGTGCAATAAAACGGTGGTCAACCACGCCAATTAAGTTATTAATCACTGCTTCGCATTGGGACACAATCAAGTCATCACCAGGGATTAAACCGTTAAAATAATCCCGTAATGCATTGTTAATGGCGGTTTTAATGTCATTTAATGCCACACCGCTGATTTTAACCTGGATGTTAAAGTTGACTTTTGTTACATCTGGTTTAACGACTTTGCTTTCTTTTGCGGTGACCGGGCGTTCTTGGTCGATGTATTCTTGCGCGCGACGTACCGTGTCATCACTTGGCACGCCATTATCGGCCGTAATCGCAATATCAACTGTACCGAGCCCTCGGCGTAGCGGGTAAACATACGCTTGTTCAACGCCATCCACCTCTAACGCCCAGTCTTTGTAATCGTATTTATTGCCACCTGCAGCAGGTCGGCGGATTTTATTAAGCAAACGCTCCAACAATGAGCTATCGCTTTCGGCATTGGTCGCACCTACCACGTCATTTAGTACAACATCCGTGCTCACGCCAACAGGCGCTGCCATAAACGATCCTTTTGTAGCAGTTTTAATGTTTTGTACCGCGCCAGTAGCAAGGGAGCGCACCGCAACAACTGCAGTGCCACCGGAGGAAATCACCGCACTTTCGGTTGTCTCATAAAAACGTCCATCTTCGGTTTTGATTTGTAGTCCTACGGCAATTACAGCATCAGGATTGCCACTAATAGTGGCACTTTTGCCTGCTGCATAAGTGGCGTTGCGACGGCGCAAACCGCGCAATCCTGCGTGTTTTTCTAAAAATTCAGTGTCAGCAGTGTCGGGGAAAAACTGTTTAATTAGCCATTTTTGATGTGCATAAATCCCTTCCGCGCAGGCGGCTAAGCTACTGGCGCGCGCATAAGCGTCACTGTCTTCGGATGTGTCAGCATTTGGGTAATACGTTTGATAATCGCGCAACAGACTGGCGCGGATTTCTTCAATGGTTGGCACAATAAACACGATTTAAACACCTTTTAAATGACGTTTACGGGGTGTTTAAAAGTGTATTGTTCGCCCCGGTTGTCAGTTATGGAAATGGAAAGAATCACTCTGCCGTTGTGCGGTTGTTCATGCGTAACAACAATTTCGCTCGCGCGCCCGTCATCAAGTAACGGCTGTAACGCTTCCTCGGCGTATTGTTGCGCCAACATCCCCACGCGGCTTAAATCTTTCTCACGTTGAATAGTATGGAGCAGAGAACCTACACGCCCATTTGCCCACCATGAGCCTAAAGGTGTAGTCAGTCTGATATACACAGCATTTTGCAGTGTACTGATATGCGAATTTGTATAGTCCCCGGTAAGCGGGCTGATTTCTCTGTCCATGCTGACAGAGTAGACGAAATGAAGAATAAAAAGGCGGGGAGAGAGTTCCACACCGCCTTTCATTTGGGATTATTGAGGTTGTCCAGTTACACCACCGCTATCCCCGCGGTGGGTATGGCTGACAAGGGATTTGCCATTAGCTGTCACGTCACCATCAGTAGTAAAGTCACCTTTTGTTTGCGTTACGTTGCCCGTAAATGACGCGCCAGAACCGCCCTGAACAGCCATGCCACCATTGCCGTTGATTTGCCCTTGTGCAGTAAACACACGGTCTGTCTCAACAACTGGGCTACTAATTTCAACTTTTGTGGTAGCGGTTATTTTTAATATATCACAATCAATTTCGATTAATCGACCTTGTTTTAAAATAATCGTGCTTCCGCTTTCGTCATAAACAGCGGTTTCGCCCGATTTTAAGTTTTTAACCCTAAAAGAGCCGTTTTCTGTGGCAATTACAATAGAGTGGGTTGTTTCCCCGCCCATCGGCAATACCACCACTTGCGTTCCCGCGGGCGGCACGGACGTTAAGCCGAATTGTTGCATCAACTCCACATCTTGCAAAGTTTCGTCTGCTAACCCTGACACCTGAACTTTTTGGATATTGTCCGCGCTTTTGACTAAATTCAATTTTCCGCGAAAGGCTTGGCGTACCGCGCCCAAGGCGCTTTCCGTGTGTTGTTTTATTACTTGTCCCAATCGTCTCATACTAATCCCCATCCAATACAATCAAATCGCCTTTATTTTTCTTGCCTTTTTTGCCTTTGCGCTTACGCGCCTCTTTCGATTTATTTGTATAAGCGTCAGGCGTCCACACACCGTCTTGTTTTAAGCGCAGTTCCGTGGTTGTGCCGCCTTGTCGGCTCAAGGCAAAACGACGGCCCATCAGAAAGAAAATCGCGTCAATGTCGTATTCTTCGCAAATCACATGCACCCGTTGCCCAGGCGTCCATAACACACCGTCCTGTGTTTTGTGGTCAGGCACGGTAATCGTCAAACTAAAACTGTTTAAAATACTGTCCGAAATGTACTTTTTCGCCCATTTTTTTAGGGCTTCTAAGTTTTCAACGTCTGGCACAATCACGGTTTTTGGCTTATAAATTTCAACGGCATCATCTTTAAACACCCATTTCAGATCGTTCTTGTTGTCGTCACTGCTACGCCCGTGCCGTTGCGCTAAAAAGGTGATTTCTGAAAAACTTTGTGACACATCGGTGGTCAGGCTTGCCTGTGTAAAATTGTTGCGCTTGCCGTTTTTCGCACAACACAATGTCGCCACTGGCGGTGTGCTGTAATCCGCACCGCCGATAATCAGCGTGCCTGCAGGGTCAAACCATGCATGCAACCCCGCCGAATTAGCACAATGGATCAGTGAATTCCAGGCTGTTTCGCCGATGTCAATGTCAACCTTATCTAACGTTGGGTTAGATTCCGCACGCAATTCGACTTTTTTAATGCCTAGTGGCTCCACCATTTTTTTAATCGCATCTAACACCGTCAAACCTTTAACGTTGGTAATCGGCGCGGAGCAATCCACTAAAATAGACGCTTTATCGCGCCCATTTAAACTAAAAGTGCGATCGGTTTTTGAAATGGAATGTTGTGTAGTGTCAACAATGCCTGTCAGTACGAGCTCACCGTTAATCAGCACTTTTGCCGTTTTGCCCGAATAATCCGCCAGCACGGTATTGTCTGACGGCACGCCAATGCTGAAATTAAATGCGTCAGCAGGAATCAAGAAATCGCTGTCAATGTCGTAGCTTTTCCAGTTTTTGTGCTGTTTGCCGTCAATCTCAACCACAATCTCATTGTTAAACGGATAGCCGTTATTTTGCGTAGCCATTGAGCACCTCACTACGTGAAATAAAATTCGGGTAACGGATGTGCGGATTCAGACGCAACAGCTCACCTGCGCGGGTGTAGTCGCCATAAAAGGCATGTGCCACTTGCTGAATCGTGCTATCAAATTCCACCGTGCGAATAATTAAAGGCGGTTTGCGATTAATCGCCGCCAAGGCTAACTGCGTTAATTTATGGCTTTGTTGACGCAGTTTTTCTGCCGTGTTGTAGGCTTGTGTATAAAGCCCCGTATTTGTCGTTTGTAGATGTCTTGCACCCGCTTGTTTTTTCGCACTTAATGACATCAAGCCAAAATCATCTTTGACGTAATGTAATGTCATCGCGTTTTGCTCCGCTTGCACTAATGCACGCACGGTATTCAAGGTTGCCAAGGCTTGTAAGCGCGATTCCGTCACGATGTAATCAATTTCGGATGGAATCAACGAATCGTCCTCAATAAACTGCGTGGCGATTTTCAACACAGTCGCCGTTGCCAACAACTGCACGGCACAGAAGATTTCTTTAGTGTCCTGCGCCGTCAAGGATGACGTTAATGATTTCAGGGTATTTGATTTGCTGTTTTTGCCATTGCTTAAATTTGGTGCGATTTCAAGCAGACTTTTCACGGTGCGGGTAACTTCATCAAATTTCGCACGCACGGTTAAGTCGTCACGGTTGGCAATGGCCGTTAAGCCATCTCGAATCATGCTCGCCATCTCACGCACCGCATTGCCGCCTTGTTGTCTAAACGCCTCTTTAGACGTCGGTGTATTTACTGAGATAGCATGCTTTTTTTTGTCCATGTCAAACATATCACGCACCTGCTCAAAACAGCCGTAAAGCGAGCCAAACGAGCCTAATAAACGTGATTTGACATTAGCGGCAAAAGAGATCCCCTCCATAAAGGTGCCATATAGCTCCAATACATCATCCACCAAGTCTTCGAGTTTGGTTAATAGTTCATCAATCAACCCAAGCACAGAAAAATTAAACAGAAAGATCGGTTTTGCTGGTGTAGCCTCTTGAAAGCTAAGACTAACTGTCACATAGTCCACAAAATCCGCTTCGTGGTGAAAATAAGCCGAGGTGCAAAGCATATTTTGCAAGCGCCCCCGAATCGGATGCACTAATACCGCCGCTCCTTGTTTTTCCAAGGCTGATAAAAAACGTTTAAAATCAGTGTAATATCCCTCACCATAAAACACCGCTTGCAGTTGGATGGTGAGCGGATTTAAACCTAAATCTTCAATGTCGCCGCCATTCACAAACGGATACGCATGCGTAATGGTGGCGCGCTCTAAGTTATCATCCACACTTACCACATCAAACCGCACACCGCGATAAGATGCCTGCTGGATTGGCATTGTCCAACCTTTCATTTTTACCCCCGTTTAAGTTCTCGGTATTGGTTTTCGGACGTGCTTTCAGCAATCGTCCGACCGTCTAAGTCCACGCGAATTTGATTTTGAATCGTGAAATTCTGACTTTCCACTGCTTGTTTCATACCCTCGCTAATAGTCGTGCCCAACTGCTGAAATTCGGCTTTATAGTCAGGCACTTGCACACGGCGGTTGTATTCCTCTTGTGTTAATGTGCCTCGCTTTAAGCGTTCGTCGGCAATCTCTTTTCGTTTAGCGGCGTCACCAAGTGCATAGCCTCCACTTGCTAAAGACCACACCGATTTTTCAGGTTTCGGCATGGGCGGCGCATATTGAAACGCTGATTTATTCGGATAAGCCGACGCATAGAATTGTTGTTTTGCATCTTTGTGTTGTGAGTCAAAAGCTTCCCGTTGTTCTTCTTGCTGTGCCATGTAAGGTGCATAATTTTCCGAGCCTTCCAACATTGCACCGAACACCAGCAACGGCAAACCGCCTCGCCCAAACTTAGCAAGACGCCCCATTTTTGCCGTACTCGCCGCAGCTGCAGTGCCACCTGCCGAACCGGTCACTCCCGCCCCCTTGCTTAACGCATCACCCACACCAAGCCCTAAACCGCCTTTCCCGCCCAATAATCGCAAAGACCCCGCCGCAGTAATAGCTGCAGCACTTAACGCCGCAACCACCGTGCCGGCGGTCACAATCTTGCCAGTTAAATCGGGATAAGATTTTGCATATTCGGCAATTTTTACGCTTACATCACCCAAAGCGTCATTAAAGCCTTTCATCCCTTCCATTTGGGCAAAATCCACGCTATTTTTCGCGTCTTCCACTTTGTAGCTGTTGGTATCTTTAATCACGGCATGAGAGGTATCCACTGCACCTTCGCTTTTATCCAGGCTTTCTTTTACTTCTTTTCCGAGGCTCACGTTGTTACGGATACCCAATAACGCCATTAATGCCTCACGGTCAGAAATAACTTGCCCAATAGCGGTGCCTTCTACCAAGTTCGCCATTTCACCTAGCAATTTTGCTTGGTCTTCTTTTTTTGCGCCTTTGAGTTTTTTCTGTAGCTCTTGGTATTTACCATCCTGACCAATCACCTGATCCATAATGCTCATAAAGGCTTCGATGGAGTTTTTACCTTTTTTCTTTTGAGCTTCCATGGAGGCAATAAAGTCCACACCATGTTCTTGGCCGTCTTTACCCTTAATCTTTAAATTTTTAAAACGTTCATTGGTTTCTTTGGAGGTTAATTTAGCAAGCAAGTTAGCAAAATTATTTCCCGCTTCGTCCGATGTCCCAGCGGTTACACGTGCTTGTTGATTTCCTACCAATAACGCTTCAAAGCCAGACATACCACTTAAGCCGGCAGATTTCCCCGCCGCCATTTGTTTCGGCAACCAACGCGCCATATCCGCTAATTCAAAGTTACCTGCCTGACCTGCGGCCACGGCTTTGTCTAACACTTCGCCAATTTTATCTTCGCTGATGTCAAACTGTTGCATGGCCGAAATGGCGATTTTTGCCAAGTCATCGGTGCTTGCACCAGTGGCTGTGGAGCCTTTTTGTAGCGTTGGTAACAATTTCATAGCGGTATCGGCTTTTACTGCGCCACTAGCAAGCATAGTATCCAATGCACCCAAGGCGTCTTCCTTGGTGCCGCCACCAATTTCTACCGCACTTTTCACTGCTTTGTTTAGCTCTGCTTTACCTGCAATGCGCCCCGCTACATCTCGCTCGGCAAATGCGGTGTTAGCCGTCATCGCGAGAGAGCGGTCATAATCCATTTGTTTTTTTATGGGTTGCGCCAACACCATGCCCGCCGCCGTTCCGCCTGCAACCAAACCAGCAACGCCACGTCCAATATTGCCCAAACGTTGCCCCATGGAGACTTTGCCCATTTCCGCATTTAACTCCGCAATGCGGCGTTTAGTCGCCACAGCGACGCGGTCTAATTCGCGCCCGGAAGCAATACCACTGCGTTTTAATTGGTCGTATGCCGCGCGAGTGCGGTTGATTTCGTTCTGGATACTGCGCTCACTACGCACACCCAGCATTTCGCGGTTGCGTGCCGCTTGTTGGATTTGGCGGTAGCTTTGTTCCGTCACTTGTGCCGTTTGACGCATCGCTCTTTGTTGCGTGGTAGCGCTACGTTGGGCTTGATTTTCGATATTTTTAGTTGATTTGCTAACACTGTTTTCCACGCTTTTCACCACGCTACTAGCGTAGTCTTTCGCTTTGAGTGTTAACGAGACATCCATATTTGCCATTTTTAAACCTTGTTTAAACGTTATTTAAAGCAATAAAAAAGGGGCATTACGCCCCCTTATTTTTACGACGCTTAAATGTATAGGACGTCGTAGATTCGTCGGTATTATGTTGGGTTTTCGCGCCTTGACTCGCTAAATAGCTGTTAATCCATGCGCTAATCTCGGCATGACACATCTCCCAGACGGCTTGCGCAGTAAATCCAAACTTACCCAGTAAAATCGTTGCCGAGCGGTAGTTTTCATACGCCTGCCAAACCTCGCTGACATTGCGCCGTTTTACGTTTCGCTTGCTGTCTCTTGGTTTTCCGAAACGCCCGTGCGCTTTTTTCGCAATTGATTAATTGCATAGTTAATCAACACATAATCATCAGTGGCAAGGTTATCCAGCAAGAATGCTGGAGTCACCGCCTCACGCGGAATACCATCAAACTCTACTTGCTGTGCCAGATACGCTAAGTCAACCAGCATTTGTTCCGATGTGTTTAACGTTTCTTTTTCGCTTAACCCAAGGTCACTGATAACTTCCAACGCTTGGCATTCGCCACCCACGGTCAAAATTTTGACTAACACGTCATGATGTAGCGTGCCGTTATACAGCACGCCAAGTTTCAAACGGATTTTCATTATTCTTCAACCTTGTCTAACGCGACCATTTGCAAATCGCGCACTTCTTCGCTATCTACGGTATAGCTTGTGCCTGTTTCGGTGGTAAAACAGCCGGTGTATGAGATTCGTTTACCGTTTTCTTCTTCCACGGTAATTTTAGCATCTGTCACGTTATCCCAATCAGGCTCTGCCGCATTTAACGGCACCACAACAGTGAGTGACAACGCATATTCGGCAATGCCTTTGGCAAAGCCTTTCACACGTCCTTTGCGGTTGATGGTTTTCACCGGCTTGCGACCGGTGGTAACACGCACATCTAACTTGGTTAAGTCAATCTCTTGACCGTCCACTTCGACAATGCCTAAACTGGCAAATTCTTGGGCCATTTATGCCTCCTATAAAATCAAATCAACACGGTTAGCGACAATATGTAATCCGTTCACCACATCGGTAGGGATTACACAATCCAAGCGGTTCGGGTCAACACCGTTGCGTTGTACCAACAATTTCGCTTTATGCTGCGCCACGTTTTCCAAGATTTCCTCATTTTCCAGACGCAATAAAACATCTAGGATTTCTGACCGCACTTTGTCCGGTGTGCGTGCAGACAATTTGGCGCGAGGGAAACGTAATTCAATACGCTGTTCAATCGCTTTGCGCGTATAGTCCAGCGTGCGGACGGTGGTTAAATCCAAGTAGCTCGGGTCATCCGTATTGGTTGCCGATTTGGTGTAAGTCGTGATTGCACGCATAATGCGGACACGATGATTTACAACGGTAATCGGGGTTAAACCGTGATATAACGCTTGATTCGCTTCAGTCAATAACGGGGTTTGTGTCGGGTCAACTTCGGTTAAGCCTTTAATTTCAAGGGTATTTAACGGACGTGCCGGGTCTTCTTCGCCTGAAATCACTGCGCCATACCCGGCAGCAATCAAGGCATGAGATTCAATCGCGCCTTTGTACCAACCGCAAGTGATACGCTCGCTGTTGATTTTTTCGGTGTAGGTTGTACCGGTTGCCATACTGCCACGCCACGCCAACACACCGATAGCAGGTTTTTTCTCAAGCGGAGCAGACACAGATTCCAAGTGTTCGCGCAAGGCCTTGGCGTTTTTGTCGTCCGCAAATGGCGAAATAATGATGTGATAATGCGTACCGGCAACACTTGCTAATGCAGGGGCTAAATCCGCATTTTCTGCACCGTTGGCAAATGCTGTCGCATTAATAGTCATATCTTTAGCCGTATTGGTTGCGGTCAAATTGATTTCATTGCCAATTTCACCTTTGCATTTTGCGGTTAACGTAATCGTGCTCTCATTTACAGCTGATGTTGCTGGGCAATCTGTCGCACCATTAATGATTGCATTCAATCGCGCTGCCACCGCATCGGATTTTTCGCCCGTTGCCACCGCTACTTTGTAATCAATACCGGCAATGGTTACTGTCATGACACCTTGGCTTGCTGCAGTACCGGTTAAAGTTAAACTACCACTTGCCGCCACACCAGAAGAACTATCCGCTAACCCCATCACAGATAAACGGATGAGCGAATTGTTGGTAATAGCCATGCGCGTCATCAAATGCGCCCACGAACCTGCGCCGAATACTTCTGCTGCATCAAGGTCAGAATACACGCGCACGGGTTGGGTAAATGCGGTTGCTCCACCAATCATCGGCGCAACAATTAGCACTTCTTGCTCATTCGTTGGCAAGGTTGTCACTGCGCCTTTAGCGTTATATTCAGTATAAACACCCGGCTTACGTAAGCTGTTCGGGATTTTATCAAATTCAATGTTAGTCATTACCTACACCTCTTTGCTTGCGGGTTGGTTGCACTTCGATTAAGTCACCATCAGCGATTCTGCGCTGATAATAGACTGTATTTTCTACTTCAACCGGCTCCTGCTCGATGTAGGCGTGCGGCTGATTTTCTAGAGGGACTTTCACCCCGTTGGCTGCTTTTACAATCATGTTTTTTCCTTTGTTTTTACACTAAAGCCGACCTCGGCATTGTTGTTTGGGTCATACAGTTTGCCGTCCACACGCTCAAGGGTTGGCGATGCCGGGGAGAGTTCGGCCGCATAATGGGTAAACACAAAATCAGGGTTAGCCGGGTCTTGTGTTTTTTCTGGATACAAACCGTCTTCTAGCGGTGCAACATCATCAAATGCCGCCTCGTACTCAATGGCATACGCGGTGACTTTTTCAGTGCGAAACTGCGCATTATTAAACAACGTCCGAATCGCCAGCGGTTTTAACGGCTTAACTAATCCGCCCAAGCGTTGAGTATCCAGCAATCGGCGTACCGCATAAATCAACTGATTCGCACCAACCTCGCGTTTATCCACCCCACCTTGTCGTGCAGCTTGGTTGCTGCGCAATGAGCGCACCGCCACAATGACCACAAATTTAGCAGAGGTGCGAAACGCTGTGCCGCGCACGCCCATCGGCTCAATTCGCGCACCGCCGAACGTCACCAACACCATAGGCAAACGTCCCGTACCAAGGCTTTCATCGTCCAGCTCACCACCGTAGCTTTTTACGGTATTGGCAAGTTGTCCCAAGCCGCGTGTCAAGCGGTCAACCAGTGCATTTTCAATTTCGGTTATCACGGCCAAAAATCCTATTGTTCGGATTAGTAAACATCACCACATTGCCATCGCTTTGTTGGTCGTCTTCAATATCAATGCCGAGCGAAATTTTCCCAGCCGCCAAGTCCTCAAGCTCTTTTAAGCTCAATTTATAGCGCGTGATAATTTCGTCAGTAATCGTCACTTCTGACATACTCGCCAAACGATAGCGGGTTAAATCGCAACAAATGCGGGTGAGATTTTGCGGGATTGTCGGCAACGGCAAGCGATAACGCGCACTTAAATAACCGTCGATTTGGCTTGTGCTGTCAGAGAGCGCAATGGTTAGCACGCTTTCATTCACCACGCCTTCGCGGTCACGGTCGGTCAGTTGGATTGTCTGAAACTCGCCAATGCGTAAAACAAAATCTTTTACCGTTGCATACATGGTTTAATCCTCACACACCGGAACAAGCTCTAACCAAGGGTCTTCCGCAAGCGTTAAAGTTTGTTCCGCCGTTAAGTCATCTGCTGCGATGTAAACCTCATCGGTTTTGTTAAAGCGATAACCGCAACGACCATAGGTTGCTTGAGGATGGATTTCACGCAATTTAATCGAATAACCGATAGGCACAATCACTTGCCCTTCTTTGTCGTCCGATTCATCGTGTTTTTCGACCGCACTTTTTGGCGCACTTTCGGCATTACCCGCACCGTTTTCGGTTTGGGCTTGCACCTGTTCTTCCAGTGCTGTTTGCCCGTCTTGCGTGACGTCGTCTTTTTGGTTTTTCTTAGCCATAATTAACTCCTAGGGCGGTTTCCCGCCCTGATTGGTTATTCGTTGATAAACGGAGAGGCGAGCACATCCAATTCACTTTCAAGGATGTTGGTTGTGCCGTTGATTTGTTTAGTTTTAAACAATTCTTTTGCCGCATACTCAAGGTTGGTCGGAACCAAAATTAAATTCGGCTGAATGTTTAATGCTTTGCCACCGTCACCTTTCAAGCCTTTCATGGTTTGGATGACTTTTTGCACATTTTCTTTGGTTAATTTGGTTTTTTCCACGCGGTGGATAAGTTGCCAAAAACCGAAACCAGCCGCACCACGGGCACGCACACCCCATAAGTATTCATCTTCCATGAAGACGTGTTCGGATTTTGCCGGGTCAAATTTCGGCTCAATTTCCGGTGCGGTGCGTTTTTGCCAAATCAGTGGTTTAATCGGTAAACGGGCATCCACGACGTAGAACGTTGGCGCATCGTTATCCGTACCTACAGTCAAGTTCACTTGAGTGGTTTGGTTACCCGTACCATCTACTTTTTCAAATACCGGGTGATCTGTGTCGAAGAAGTTCTGACCGTCATAACACAGCGTAGTTTTACCTTTTTTCAATAAGCTGAATACTTCATCATCAGGTAATTCAGCAGCAGACTGACCCGCTAATTCCATCATTGGGGTATATAAACCGACCTGATCGTCTTCAATGTCTTCACGCGAAATACCGACAGTTGATTCAAACTTTTTGTTAGTAATACTTGTGCCTTGCGCTTGCATGCTTTGGATTTGACGTTGGCCAACCCATTCGCGCATTTTCGGGAATTTACCTAAAAATCCGTAAGTATTGGTTTTAGTCGTGGATGGAATTTCCATCGCGATTTTGGCCCACTGAGTAGGGTGGTTTTCTAAGCCTTTGATAAATTCTTTTCGAAATGCTTCGGTGATGTGGTTTAACACCTGTGCTTTATTGATTGACATTATTTAGCCTCCTGAGACTGATATTTTTTAATGTAATCCGCATCGCTAATGCCAAGCATTTTTGCGGCAGCTTGTTGTTCTGCGGTTAATGCCGCAACATTGCCTTTATTCGGATCTTCTTCCGCTTGATGGCCGCCAGCCAGTGCAGCAATCGGCGCGGCTTTATCTAAATAACCGGTTAACGCTTCAATGCTTAGGCTTTGAGCCCAATCTTTTAACGCTGGTGATAACTTACCTTGTGATAAGGCGGCCTGAATCAACGCATCTTTTTTATCGGTCTCTACCGAGTTTTTAAGCGCATTAAAATCAGCCTGTAATGCTGCAACCTGTTCCACCGGAACGAATTTAGCTGGGTCAGGTTTGCCTGCCTGCGCAGTGAGTACTGCGACAGATTGTTCTTTTTCCGCTAATTTGGCATACACATCTAACAGTGCGACTGGACTATCGCCTTTAGCGGCAGAAAGTGCGGTCACTTTTTCGGTAATTTCCGCTTCGCTGGCGTCTGCTTTTAATGCAAGCAACGCGCACAAGGCGGCTTGTAATTTTTTGTCCATTGCTGGCTTTTCCTTTTGTTGATTTAAAAGTTGCACACTGGCGGCAACCATTACTTCGTCCATGCCGTCTAAAGCTGGGTTGTTAGTCAGTGCAGCGTGAAAAATTTTGCGAACATAACCATTCGTGTCATAAGCAAACACGGCAGAGATATAACGATATTCGCCATTTTTGATGTATTCCGCAGCTTTGTCCGTCCAACGGACATCGGCAAAAATTCCTTGCGGGTTAAAGTAGAGAGATTCCATCCAACCTGCGCTAGGAGCCTCTTTGCCGTTTTGCTGGGAATGTAAGATTTGGTGTTCGTAGTCAATGGGTAGGGGATTTTTCTGACTGTTAGCCAATGCCACAACATCAGCCCCGTTCGTATCGGTTACATACCATGCCTCCACATCTGTCGGTCTGCCGTCAATAGCTCTAAACTTGCCATAAGGCAAAAGCTGGATGCGTCCATACTTCGCTTTGTCAATTTCAAAACTACAGGCTGCAAGGGTGAGTTTCATTCGTAAAAATCCTGAAAAGTTAATCTAGGATTCCAGAATAATGGATTGGCGGTAATGAAAAGAGGGGAGCGTCTTCCACACTCCCCTCTAGGTTAGAAATTTTGAAAAAATGAATTTTGATGTTGTATTTTATCTTAAACCATTTTTAAAACCTTTTTAAATCCTTTTAAATCGTTTTAAAAAAAATCATTCGATAAATCACCCCTATAATCATAAAAACGCAAATACGCGCGATTTAGAGCTGTTTTTGATTTTATTTCATCACACTCCGAAAATAGGCTTGCACATCCTCTAAAATATCGTCCTCGTCTTGCGGGGTTAAAACCAAGAACGGGCGGGCAGGAATATCCACTTTTCGACCGCGTCCGGCTTTACCACCAAATTGATGAATTGCCGCGTAAAGTTCGTTGGTACCGACCTCTGCGCTGTCATTATCATAATAACTTGTGATACTGTTCATCAGATTTTCTGTATCAACTAGCGGTGTGCCTTGGCGGCATTTCAATCCAAGCCACTTAGGACGGCCACCTACGTCAAAGTTTTGCAACACTGCCGATTCCATTGTGCCGGCGATACTACGCATTAGTGGCGTACGGTCTTGAGCGGCATTTGCTAATTTATTTAGTATGGAGGCAATTTGTTGCGCATTATTAATTTCGATTTCTATCATAAGCGTTGCTTTTCAAAATAAAGGGCGGTATAGTTAGTTACGCACCGTTTGTCGCAGTGATTCTCGGCAACTGCTAAACGATGGGGTGAAATAGACCCGGGAAATATGTGTGGGGTGTCCGAGTCCCACCTAACGGTGCGTATTAATCCCGTCTAAATGACTGCATGTAAAGCTCTTTCACATGTTCCAATATTTTAACCACCGCCACATACCGTTCGCCATTTATCGTTTTATAAAATTCAAAGTGATTACCTTTGCTTGATTTAATTTCATCGGGCGAATTAAGCACATCCGGCAACTTCTCATAAGTTTCAACGCCAAACTGTCCATAGCGATTAGCAATCTGTTTTACCATGGAGTCATCAGAAAGCCAAACTGTCTTAAGCTCCGTGCCAATTTGCATTCTTGTATTCTCATTTAATACACCGGCAGCGAATTTGAAATTTTGTGAATATTTGTCACGTAACTCCTGCAAAAGGTCGCTTCGTGGTTTTCGTCCTTTCAGAGATAGGTAATGCGGGATGTGTGGTTCTAAATAGGCTGACAACTTAGCATAATCTAACTTAAACTCCGCCCCTGTCATTTCCACTTTAGCGAACTGATGCGCCAGCTTTTCCGGGTAAAGATCCAAATTCGGCTTATAGTTCAATCGTCCTACATTGTAATCAAAGCCTTTATCCGTTACTCGCACCATGCCGTCGGGCAATTTAAAACCAATGGTTTTTTCACGATTTCCCGCTTTATCGTCGGGGCGTTCCACTTCGATTAAAAATTCAGAACTATCGTCCGGTTTATCTATGCCACGGCGTTTTAAATCTCGGTCGGATAAGGCAATCACCGAGCAACGACAATTAAAGCCGTTTGGTGGGTAAAAGGTCGCCCAAAACGGATCGTCATAACGATAAATCTTACCGCTTAACGCTAAATGCGCGGGGCGTGTGCGTTCATCGCCAACAGCGGAATACTGCCAATAAGGGCGATTGTCCACATTATCGCGCATGCGCTGATAACGTGCGGCGGAATACGCCGACTGCATATTCACCCGGTAAATTGTATTCAGGCGGCGCGGCGTGCCGAAATATTCCCCTGTTTTCGGGTCAGCTAATAGATTCCCATCAATACCACGACTAACGCTTTTATCCTTGCCAAACACCCAGCCCTTGCGCTCAAATTCGCCGAGCAAGTCTTTTTTCCATTGATTAAATCCCTTGCCTTCGCGCATAGCGGTTTCCAGCGACTGATAAATGTCTTTGGTCATTTCAAGACTGGATAACCGCGCAATGGTGGTTGCTTTCGCCAGTGCACTGTCGTGCAGTTCTTTAGTAAAGACTTTCCCCGCCAGCATTTTCTTCTGACGCAGGAATTCGATGGCTTCTGTCGGCTCCATGCCAATAGCAAACTTAGGTGCGGTCGGCATTGGATGCCCCCAATAAATCCGCCAAGAATAAGGCACTGGTTAAATAGTGTTCGTGGGCTTCTGAGGTTAAATCCGGGTAAAGCTCAGCCAGTTTATTACCTGCCTCTTCGTAGCTGTTACATGCAGATAATACCGCCACAGCTTTTTGCACCATCGGATCTAATTGTTGGTTAAAGTCAACCTGTGTCATGCTGTTATCTAACAAGCTATCCAACAAATCCTGTTCCGTTTCGCTCTTATTACCAGCAGACAACGCCACATGCGTACCTTTACCCAAACACCCATCGCACTGACATCCCACTACATGCGCTGAAAGTGCGGTAGATTTTCTTGGTGTTTTTAAATCGGGATTAAAATCGCTTTGAACGGCTTTTAAAACCACTTCACCGTCTTGCGCTTCTGGAATGCCTAACTTGTCGCGCGTCCACTTTTCGGGGATTTGCACACCAATCCCCACCAATTTAGGGATAGCGTCCGCAAAGGTGCTTAAATCGTCGTATTTTTTGGTGTCAAACTCAAAATATGGCACTCTGTGCAAGGCAATATTAGGGTCAACATTAATCTGCAAATAAGGCAGGATGATTTGCTGTGTAATGGTCTGCGCCACTTGTTTAGCGTCAGACACCAACAAATCACGGCGCACCTCATTATGTACGTTACCTAGCGCATTAGTTGAGCTTTTGCCATCTGCGCCTGATGTGAGCGTTTGCCCTAAAATCAGGCGAGCAATGGATTTTTCGCACCAATCCGTCATCTGTAAAAACGGATTATTGGTGGCGGTGGTATTTGCCGCATTATGCAATTCAACGGTCATAGAGTCAGGCATAATCCCTGCGGCATTATGTCCGATTTGTGCAAGTGCGCGTAAGAGTGTGCGTTTTTCCTCATTGGTTGCACCCGCACCATATTTACCAATGCGAATCGGCATACCATAAAGCTCTAAAAATTCGGCGAAATCCCGCACGGAATAATGCTTAAACATATAAAGCCAAGCTAGGGTGCGGAATAATCCCATACGCGCCAGTTGCACCGAGCGGGACTTGTGCGAATGCACCACCCAGCCGAACTGTCTTAATGGCTCGCCCATGGGATTGGTTGGCGTTTTTAATAATAAATTGTCATGTTTATCTAACTTAAACCAAGACTGAGGCCGTGGAATAAAGTTATGCGGAATATACTTACCGTTTTCCAATTTCCACTCAATTTCGATGGCGGAAAAACCATGTCCGACTGCGTCCATCATATCCATAAGAAGGTTTTCAAGGTTTGGATATTGATAAAACAACTCGTCAATTTCGGTTTGGAGTTTTTCTTCTGCTGGTGTCGCATTGCGTGGTTCAGCAATGCGCCAATCCAGCGTCAAAATCGCTCGTTTACGTGTCTGAATATTCGCACCGATTGAGCTATCTTGTTCTTCGATGTCCATAAATAACTCGTGCTGTGCCGTAATATCGCCTTTTTCCGCGTCTTCTAAGATGCTTTTCAGCTTTACCGGAGTGATGCGATTGCTCGGGTGGTCTGAAAAAACACGCCCATTAGCTGTCACCATCGCTTCATCGGTTTGGGTCGGTTCGGTTTTTGCCCCCACCAATGTTTTAAGTTTTTCCCAAAATTTCATGTTTAACCTCGCCAAATGCTATATAAATCATCTTCCGCATCAAAATCATCATGCCCCAAGTCTTCGTCGTTTAAGCTTATCCACTCAATCGGGGCGGAATACTTCCTTGCTAGACTCCACAACATTTCAAGTGCGTCTGGGCCATCATCATGATCGGCTTTTGGGAAATGCCGTAGTTGAGCTATTAAAGTCGTCTGTGACGGGTGCAATAAAATCAGTCCATTTGCCATATGTGGCTGTAAGCTTTCGATTCTTAACATTTTGTCTGTGTTCGGCTTTATTGGCACAACCGGGACTGGGTGACCTCGTTGCGCCGAACGTTTTACAATTTCAGAATTCAAAAACTCCTGGAATTGAACAGATTCGCCACCGTATTTAAGGAAGTTATATTGAATATGCAGTCGAATAGTATCCTCTATGATTAAGTCCGGTAACCGTTTTTTTATTGCTGCTTCAACCACATATAATTTACCTGTGGCGCGCTGATAACCGCCCACCAAAATCGCCGACGGGTCACGGCTCGCCCCCGCTTTGCCGAGTGACGGGTCAACTGCACCAAAATAAATCAAATCAGATGGCAGTTCTGTCCAGTATTTAATGGCGTTGGCAAAAATCGCGTCATCACTGCTTAACGGGTCATTTTGATATTCCGAGTCAAATGTGGCATGGCCATCACGAGCGCGGATTTTCATCAGCGTAAGTAACGGACGCGCCGCCCAACTCACTTCTGAGCCTTTATCCATTGCCGCTTGATTGGCGTAATAAAAGGCATCCGCAACTGCTTCACCTTCATTTAAGAAAAAATCTTCCCATTTATCCCACAACGCCATGTCATCGGGCATTTTCTTCAAGGCTTTAAATTTTGCGGTTTTCCATGCTTTAGAGCTCAAAGTGCGGTTAAGTACGCTGTCGTAATGCAGGATAGTTCCGATATACACCACGTCCAATTTATCGCCTGCCGCGCCCAATGGAAGTACGGTCTTTTTCAACCAGTCATGCAACTTATCGCGCTGTTCTGCGCTGCGGACTTGTTCGTCATTCTCTATATCGTCCAACACAACAAGATCAGGACGATAAGCCCCGTGGCGCAAACCACGCAATTTCTTGCCCGAACCCGCCACCTGCACTTTCTGATTGGCTTTTGTGATAATGGTTGCCGCTTGCCATACGCGCCCTTGTCCTGCCACTTCTGGAAAATCAATGCGTAAACGTTGGTTAAATTCCAATTCCACTTTGATGGCTTCCAACATCGGGTAGGCTTGGTCGATACTGTCCATCACGATCAGGGCATAGCGTTTTTGCTGTGTCACCAAGCAATAAAGCGTAAACAACTGCGACACCAACGTGGATTTCGCTTCACCACGGGGCGCGGCAGTTGCCATATTGATAGGTTTAGGCGCTTGTAATACGGCAGGGAGTTCGGCAAACAAATAATTGTGCAAATCCGAACGTGATGTTGACCGCACATAATGCGGGAAATAGTGCGACACGAAATAGTCATACCCATGCACCGGGTCAAAAACTTTCTTGCGCCGTTCTGCTACTGCTTCAAGACCATCATCCCACCCGTCAAAGGTCGCCTCTACTTTTTGACGCAAACTCGCCGCATAGGCTTGTAATTCGGCTAAAAGCTCTTTATTTCTCATTTTATTTACTCTTACATGGCGTGATTAATAAACCGATAAAAAGGAACCACCCCCAGCCACTCACACCATGTTTTAATAACAAGTAGGCACAAATAATGGAAACAATGCAGGGCAAATAGTGAATTAACAGTCTCATTCTTTATATTCCTTTTTTAGGATTGCACCGAACTCGTTTAATGCATCAATAATGACATCAAGCACCTGCTTGTCGGTTGTTTTGGTTTGTACATAATCGCCAAACATCATCATTGTTTTAACTGCGGTCGCCATTTCCGACACTTCAGGTAATAACCGCTTACTGCTCGCCACCATTTTCGAGTAGCTGTCACCCAAACCTTGGATCAGTTTAGCTTTATCGCTTACAGGCAAATCTTCCGCATGACGTAGCTCTTCCATGGTCTTTTCAAAGTAGATCACAAAAGTGGTGAGCATACCGCGCGCCACGTCTTCTACTTTGCCGCTTGCCATCGTATTGGCGTCACGCACCGTGTCCCAGTTGTCACCACGTGCTTCTGCCTCTTTCTTCCAACGGCGTGCGGTGTTGTAGGATACTTTGGCTTTTTCTGCAGCCTGTTCTAACGTCAAGCAATCAAACACATAATAGCGACGCACATAAGCCTTGGTTTTTTCATCGTGTGCCATTATTAGCCCCCAAATTTTGCTTTGATGAGCTCAAAGCCAACCGACACCACTAAACCACCTAAACCACCCGCCATCACGGATTTAATGCCTAATTTATCCATGCGGGTTTCCAACATTTTCAAACGGGCGTCAATATCGTCCACGCGGTCGTCCAATTTGTCGATTTTGCGGCTGACTTCACGGGTTAAATCTAAAATTTGGTCTAACTTTTGGTTGGTTTTGGCTTGTTCGGCCTTCTGTTCCAACCGCTTTTGTTCTCTTGCCGACATTATTTATCCGCCTTTCTGTCGAGTTTTTCAGTAATAGAGTTTAGTTGCTTGGTGATGGCATCCAGTTTTTCCATCACGTTTTTATTCACGATGTTCGCCACTTCTTTCGAGAGATAATCCCGTTTCACTTGGTCGACCTCGTCATGCAGCTGTTTAAATTCACTGTCTAAGCGCTTAAACCAAAGCCCTATAAAAAACACCGCAATGGACACCAGCGCGTTAAACACCATCATCCCATTAATGTGCACTTCCATTTTCACCTCGCTGACAAATAGTTCGGTATGTATCGTTATGCACTTTAATTTGACGTAAGGTTTCCGTCGTATCTTGACGGCTTGCAGAAATCACTGAAAAACCCGCACAGCTTGCATTAATCACGGAGATCCCCTGACTTGTGCAACTCATTAATAAGAGTGTCACGGTCAGCATTGCGACTGTTTTCTTCATTTTTCTTTCTCACTTCAAAATGTTTCACTTGAGTTTCAGCGACGACTTTCTGCGTTTGTAACTGCGCATTGGTTTTTAATAACTGCTCAATCTCACGGTGTGCATGTTTGAGCTTAAATACCACATAACCACAAATACCTAGTGCAGCACCTGAGCCGATTAAAATCATCTGTAACGTCATTAAATCCCCCTTGGTCTATCCGTTTGTTCCGGTTCGACATAAACTTCACCGGTAATCGGTTCTTCTGGTTTGGTTTGTTTGGCTTGATATGCCATTACAGCGCCCTTAGTTGCCGCTGAGCCACCGCAAAAACAAGCAAAATAAAAAAACAAATCAGTGACGGCAGAACGGTCAAGATAAACGGCGTAGATCAATACACCAGCCATGACTAAAAAGCCGAAAAATTGAATAAAACCTGTCGTACTCGCACGTCCATCACTATTAGTAAATAATTCAAAAAATTTACTCATTGACATAATCTCCACATAATCACTTTAGCTGGCGTTGGTTTGCCGCGAAAGGCATAACTCCATGCGTTTTTACTGTAAAAGTGCGGTCGATTTTTCGGGAGTTTTTTGGTTGTCAAAACTCGGTTTTGCAACCAATTAAAAACACGTTCAAACACGCCTAAAAATTTAAACTTCATTATCAATCGCTCCATATTTAAGATTCCCCGCCACGCGACGAATCCAGCCTTTACCGAAGGTCGCAAAAGTGCTAAGTTTGCAATAAAACTCAATACGTTCAGCGTTCAAACGCATAATGACGTCAGAAATCGCCATTTTTTTAATAGCGGCAATCGTCATATTGCCAATAATGCCGTCATCCGCCACATTCACCGCACGTTGCAACATACGGCTTGCATTGCCTAATCCATGGTTTACCGCTGCATCAAAAAACTGATAAGCCACCGCTTCAGGCATCTTGTCGCATTGATAACGTAGCCAAAATGCGGAGTAGTAGATTTTATAGGCTTGCTCACGCGTCATTGCTCGCATACTGCCTTGATAACCGTTTGCCTGAGCTGTACGTTTAGTGATTCCCCAGTTGGTTTCGCCGCCTGGGTCTCTTGGGTCATTAACGTAGCCGCCTTCATGACCAATTAAGCGGTTAAAGATTTGTGTAAAAGTTAAAGACATAAAAAAATACCCTCAATCGTTGATATGATTGAGGGTATTCTGAATCTAATTAAGTTTAATTAATGGAGGAAGGACTTCCACACGTCTACTTGCTTTAAAATAACGCCGCTTGTTGATATTGTGGAGATTGATGGGTTCTTACAATTTCCCAGGCGTGGCGATCTGATAGATTGTATTTAGAGCAAAGCTCAAGCATTGCCGTACGGCCACTTTTCTTTTCGGTTTGCGTGATATAGTCAAAATCCGCTTTCAGGCGTTCGTTACGCAGTAAGCGCAGGGCAACCTCACAGCGTGGGATATAGACTTCTTCGGCTCTAAAATAATTACGCAATTTTATCGCATTCTCTGCGCCAATTAAGGATTTCAAACGCGGAAAATACACCGCGCCATCAGTAAACCTAAATGTCGTCCCGCCGAATTGATTAATAATCTTTTCGATATCAGCAAACCCGACCAGATCTACCATTTCTAACACGATTTCAGGTAAATAACCTGCAACATTTTCAAGTTCAGACTGCATAAAATTTCCCCTTTGTGACCATTTAGGCGGATTGTCTCACGGAAATTTCAAAAAGCAGGTTTCTACACCTAAAAATATGATAAAAAAATCCCGCACGTGGCGGGATTAGTGCGTTATTTATTGCAATTTTCTTTCAAAAGATTATTAACTTTAAGGTATTTTTGCTCGTTGTGGGCATTGAGAAAAAATCCTTTAGCTACCTCCAAAGCAAGGCAGGCTTCTTTCATATCGCTATGTTTCTTTGCCATTTCAAAACTCTTTAATTTATCTTCACCGAGGTTGTTTTGTAATTCTTCGGTATTTTTTGCCATTGTTTCAGCATCAATAATGGGGTTAGCGTCTGTGATTTCGACAAAGTATCGGCGGTTTTCAACCCATACCGAATATAAAATTTCTAATTTATTATAAGTTTCTGTTTGCAAAAGCGCATAACATGACCTACTGTCTTTGTCCTGTCCCTTTTCTTTTATTTCTCTTACTACAAATACATCTTTAAGACTAAAATCAATTCCTGTCTCTTTTGTTCTATTATCTAAAATCTGTTCTATGGTATCTCCAACTTCTTCACATTTTGGTATATCTTGGCTTGTTAAGCTGGCGTGCGAAAATAAAGGGATGGATAGGATAAAGAGTGCAATAGTTTTTTTCATAATTTCCCCAATAAAAAAGGCTCCATAGGAGCCTTTAATTTACGCTTAATTTGTTGTTATGCAACTAATTTTTAGCTTTCTGTTTTCTTCGGTCATACACTGCCAACATTTGCACCACTTTTTTCAACTGCCACACCTCCAACCAATGCACGAAATCTATGTTAAATGCTTTTTTCGCCATACTGTCTGCGTAACTCTGTGGCAGTCCGTATTCTGTTAAAAGTGCGGTTATTTTTGCCATATATTTCGCTTTATCCGCCCTTGGCGCGGGACGTTTTGGCGCATTTTTCGCACTAAACACCACGCCTTTTGCTTTTATGGCTCGCAATACTCGCATCAATTCGGCATCTGTCATCACGGTGCAACTGTGTTTATCTACCGTGTCCAACAAAAAGCATTTATATTGGTCATCAGTCATTTTAAGCATGCCTTTGCCGATGTGGATCTTTTGGATCATCTGTTTACGGGTTTGTGGTTGCATTTTGTTCCTCTTTCCATGCTTTCCAGACTAAATATTCTGGCATATTCTTAACAAACTCCAATTTACCAATAGCCGCATAACGTTCGATATACTGTATTGCCGCTGTCCGTTTGTCTTCTGCTAATTTATCCACATTTTCGACCGCGCTTTTGCCCTGTTCGTTACGCACCACGGCAAATAACGGTTTAGCCCCCTCATACACTTTTTTAAGATAGTTATGATTGGTTAGCGCCACCACGTTTCGGGTCTCACGACGGTTTTTCATCACGCCATTGGTGGTTTCCGTGAGCGCATGGGACAACAACGGACTCGGCTGATACATATCTAACACTTCGCGCATTAATTTAAGCGCACGGCCGTTAGATAACGCCGCTTTCTCGGGTCTAAATAGGGCAATATAACTCACCAACGCACGGGCATTATCGCCGCGTAAATTGGTAATAATACCCAACATTTCACGCCCCGCATCATCTTCCAACAGTGCATCCAAATGGATGTCGCTATGGCAAACCGGGCAACGACATAATTTCATTCTTTCGTCTCCTTCGTTACATCAGCAACAGCCCATTTTAAAAATGCTTTGATTGATATAGTTTTCAATGTCGCTTTTAAACCATTTTTAAGCCATTTCATTTCACAATATGTCACACTTTCATTAGCACGATTAACTTTAAAAATACGTCTCCAGCTTACTAAATTGCCTCTATATATTTTTACGTTATTTGATACATAATCATGATCTTCAAGTAAATCGCTTTCTTTTAACATTGTTGCTCCTTTAGTTAATAAAACACATTATTCAGCCCACTTTATCTAAGTATCCCCCTCTTTCGTAAAGAGGGGCTAGGGGAGATTTAATGGGCTGTAAATGGGTTTTAGTCCTCAAAATAAATTTCATCAACGTTCGGCACTAACCGATACCATGGGCTCACACGGAAAATTGAGTACCGTTCATTCCCTTGTTCTCTGATGGCGAGAAAAACATATTCATCCTCTTCATAACACTGCCAATCGCTATAATTACGCATAAATAATTCTTCGGCGACACTTGACTCTAAATAAAATGGTCGTTTTTTTCGGTCGAATTCTAACCACTCGCTATCTTTAATGATTTTCTCTACTTCTTCTTTTTCTGGTTCTTCGTCATCTAGATCATCAATAAGTAACCATTCGTATTCGATATCCATAATTTATTCCCCCATTCGAATTGAAAATCCACCGTGACGAAATACAACATTCTGATCGTCTTCAGTAAGTTTTTTCATTAATTGATATGTTTTAGGGCATCTGCCAGAGCCTTTTTCTTCGTTAAATAAACGTTCTAACTCGTCCCAATGTTCCACTAATTTTGCCCAAATGGGAGACACGGTTTTCATCTTGTAAAGATAATTGCGCATTTCTGGCACACGTTCTAATAACTTCGCACAACGAGATAAATCGCTCTGATCAAGCGGATAGCTCTTACGTCTTGGCACTACATCAAAACCAATTACAAACGCCATACATTTACTGCTTAATCCGACATCTTCATCAGCTGCCAACCATTGAATGATTTTTGTCTGCATTTTTCCTCCTTATTAATTGAAAACACATTATTCAGCCCACTTTATCTAACTCATTCCCCTCTTTTGTAAAGATGGGTTAGGGAAGATTTGAATGGGCTGTAAATGGGTTTTATCAATCTAACCCTGACCACTCATGATATGCGGTAGCCTGGATAACCAAACTAAGACGCACATCAAATAACTCTTGTTCTTCTGGCTTTCCTTTCGGATAGATTGATATATAAATATTTTCATCTTCCTCCAGTTCCCAATCCCAATTATTTTCTTCAACAATCTGCTCAACAAGGCTATCAACATCATCGTGATCGCTTTCATACTTTTTACTTTCACTTTGTTTTATCTTCGCCTTTATATCTTCTACTGTTGGCTCTTTGCTACCAAAAACGATATATTCCCATTGATATTTCATATTTTATCCTTAGTCGATTGGTGGTTGTGGCAACGGTTGCCAGTGGGTAACCTGTGCACATTCGCCATTAAATCCATAAAAACGATTTCCCTTTATCATATACGCGAAGAAATATGTAGATCTTTTATCTACATCTTCTTCTCGACCGAAACAAATAACAATATTGCTTCGTTCTGAACCATCATGATCAAATATTGCTGGTAATTCGTCAGAACACTTAATCCAACCATTGTTTTCACTCATTTTCATCCCCCTTATTTTGCTCGCTGAAGGATCTCGTCAATAACTGGATCCTTCAGAAGAATTTTCTCAATGAAGCCAATCAACATACGACCAGTTTCATTAGGATTTTCGACTTTCGCACTAACATCCCATTCGTCCCCATCTTGGGTGCAAAAATCTAATTTTATTTTGTGCTCGAAACCACTTTTAACGTTATCGTCCATACCCTCAAGCACAATCCAACCCGCTCTCACAATTTCAGGTAACTTAAACATCAAACAAGTCATCGCATCCTTAACATATAAAGCTGTCATTTGATGGTATTTTGTGTTGACATTAAAAGTTAAATCGTCATCACTGACTCCAACTTTAAACTCAAACGTTACTGCATATTTTTTTTCTTCCATTTCACTTATCTCCCCAATCTCATTCTCAATCCTGGCAACAAGTTTTGCACATTTCCAACATAAACCGCCGCATGTTGATTTTGTCCAGTTCGTAAGGCTCTAAGCGCGCTTATTAGCTGTTTTGCTGCTTGTTCAAGTTGTTCATCCAACCGCACTTTTTCTTGCTCAGTCATACTTCCTCCACTTCAACTACATCATCAATTTCTGTAATGGTGTGTGGCAGTTTATTGACATCACACACATTTAAATCACACATATCTAAAACTTGTTCATTGCTTTCGGCTTCAACAACAGCCTCAACCAAACAATAAAAACGTGCCACATACTTAGCCATGCTTCACCTCCGGTCTTCTGCTTGGATTTTTGACATAATGCGCACACATCTTTTGACGGTTTAATGCCCATTCTTCATTTTCGCTTTTTCGAGCAACAATAGCTGCTCTCTGCCATGCAGCTTCAGCGGTTGCCCATGCACCAGCACGCTCCATTTCGACCGCTAGCGTGCTAAAATCTTTATAGGTTCGTAGTTTTTCCATATATGCTCCTTAGTTGTTAATGATTAAAACCTATTACTAATGCCCCTCATTCCGTCCCCCTCTTTTGTAAAGAGGGGTTAGGGGAGATTTAAAGGGCATTTAAATAAGTTTTATAGACTTCCTAAAACTAAAATTGCGGTAAGAATAATTGCACATAGAATGCATTGAAAAATACTTGTGAAATACATCTACGCCCCCGCTACATCTAACGCAATCGGCACATACTGATCGGTTTCGCCCACACGCTCATAAAGTCGCACATAAGCCTTACTGCTTACCACTTGCACGCTTTCGCTAATTGCTTGCATTGCGTTTTGCCAGCGGCTATCTTGGATTTCTACGCGGCGTAAGCCCAAAATACGTGAAGTGTTCAAATTGCCTTCCTTATCCACGTTAAAAGCACGTTCAATTAATGCTTTTAATTCAGGGCGTGAGCCTTCGCTCCATTCATTCAAGCACTCATCAATCAATACTTTGGCAGCCTGAATACGTTCGTCAAACTGCAAACTTTCATTGATGGCGCGCTGAATTTTGTATTTACCGTCATAGCTAAACAGCGTCACATTGCCTTTATTACCACCCACTTTCGCACCATATTTCTCGGCAGAAAGCTCAATAAAGGCTTGTACATCACCAAAAATACCTTCCTTAAAATGGCTGATGGCTTTGCTTAAATCATGACCACGTTCCACCCATTCATGCACGAGCGCATCACGCGCTTTGTCGATTTCTTTCACCAACTCAGCTGGCGTTAAATTGCCTTTGGCATCACGCCAATATTCTTTACCTTCAATCATCACTTTCATGGTTTAAACCTCTTCTTTATCTAATTTGATTACAATCAATCTGTTGCCTTTGTTACGCTTGAGGATCGCTTCTGACCCCATCGCATACAGTGTTTTTTTCCTAATATTAAATTTCTTTGCTAGTTCTTCCGCCGTGCCGTCGCCTAGATTCTCTTCTCCGCGATATACGGCGTAGATTTGACGATATTTAGGCACCTCTCCCCCTTAAGCCCAATAGACCATAACGCCTTGTTCATTTGCTACGTTTCGCACAATATGCACGCCATTTTTGACGGTGGTCATTTGCACGCCTTTTTCTTGTAATCGACGGCTTGGGTTTAAAATCACCATTTTTGGAAAACGGCCGTCTTTACTCTCAACGATTTGTACGCCTTCACGTCTTAACGCATACGCTACGCGGTTCATTTGTTCGCTCATTTGGTTGCTCCTTTGGTTTAATTAGTTGATTAACATGCCTGCGTAAGAATTGATTAACTTCTCGTCAATCTGTTTGCCGTGCATTTCGGCCACACGGATCACACCGCGCATAAGTTTGGTTAATCGACGGGCGTTGCCATGGCTGGCTTTAAATAGGACTTGGTTAAATTCATCTGTACCTAAGCCGTTTTCGGCTAATTTATGGATGTCTTCCTCACTTAACTGGTTACCCAAGTCACAAGCCAAGCCCACACGGCTATAAAGTTGCGCTAATTCACCGTATTTACCTTTCAAGTTCACCAGTAGGCGAGGCATACCTGCAAGCACCACACCGCAGCCTGTCAAGTCATGGATTCGGCGGATATATTCCAGGCTTTTCGTGCTTAACAATTCCGCTTCGTCTACAATAATTAAGCGACCTTCGCCCAATTTTTCGGTGATACGAGTAAACAATTCATGATTAGCCCCGACTTCATTCAATCCCAACTGGTGGCAGAGGTTTTTCAATAAAACTTTTGGGCTACAACTTGGCTCAACTTCGATAAAAATCGTTTCTGGGTTTTGGCTGACATACTGTTTTAATGCCTTGGTTTTGCCCAAGCCTGCCGCGCCGTAAACTACGCTGATTTCGCCTTCGACGTGGGCGATATGCACCACATCAAGGCAACGTTCTGCGGCATAAGTCGGCACAAATTTGTTGTTAAAATTGCGCTCAACCACTTTGTCTTTTTCGCGACGGATTAAGCGTTCCACTGCTTCGTCGATGTCTTTGGTCACGCCTTTATAAATGCCTTTTAAATACTGACTGATAACGGCGTTGGACTTGCCGAGGGCTTTTGCCACTTGTGTTTGGGTTAGCCCTTTCTGTTGCATAAATCTTGCGAGTTGTTCTTTCATGCTAATGCTCCTGTATTTGTAATTAATCTTGATGCGGTGCAAATTAAATTGCCTTTTAAGCTATAAACTTCTAAAAAGTCTTGTTTTGGTCTAATTTCAACCAGCTTTCCTTTATATTTAATCAGCTGATAAGAAAAATACTCATTACGCTTGTACCCAATTCGCCCTTGGTGGACGTATCTCAGAATGCGTTCTTTCATTATTTAACTCCTGCAATCTTGCGTTGTTGGCGTCTCATTTCGCTTGGCAATAACGGAATTTCTTCGTCATCATAAAAGCGGTTAACTTGTTTTGCGCGTAAGCTGTGTAATAGCTCTGCACCTTGTTGATGTTCGATCGTAATAACCGGATTTAACTCGTCTAAAATCTCATTTTCACGGTGTTTAATACGGTTTAATCTACCTTTCGCGCGGTTTTCACGTTGTTGTTCAACCATAGGTACCGGGAATGCGGCTTTCTTGTGTGCCTCGAATTCAGCGTTACAGATAAAACGACCATCTAACGTGCGCACCTGCACAAAATCCGCGTTGTGAATATCCACACCGACCACCACTTCTTTCCCTTGATGGTTTAGCAGTTCAAGGTGGAAATATTTGTGGTTTTTCCACTCAATCAGTCCGCGTTTCGTCACCCGTTTAAAGTGCGGGCGCTCAATGTCGCGTAATTCCACGTCGGAAAGGTAAACAATCAGTTCTGGATTAGTTACGCGTTCATACTTGACAGCAGGAGTGCAACGAATTTCAGAGTGCACATGCTCGTTGTTGTACCAATCAATCACTTCTTGGATACCAACCATCAACTCTTCCCAACTCACCAGTTTTTCTTTCGCTTTGCGTTGTAACGGCGTTAAAACCGCCCCTTTTTTCGCATTGGAAAGGGAAATCATGGATTGCAACATCCGTCTTTTGCTATCAGGGTCTGCATCCGCCCCGTAATAGGTTGGAAAACGTTGTGCAATGCGTTTACCGACGGTTTTATTTAAGCGTTCAATAATCCCTCGTCCTTGCGGATTACCTGCAATCCCAGTGGCGTGATAAATGCTAAAGCGAGGTAAAATCCCAGTTACTTCGGCATCAAGTAAAATATTTTTCTCACCGCCCCCGTTATCGGAGTAATAAATACAAGGTAAACCATGCTGAGAAATGGCATGGCGTAAAGCGTCCAACACTGCAAAAGCACTTTCAGATAACGCCAACGACCACCCCACAATTTTTCGGCTTGCACCATCAATAATCATGGTTAATTCAGGCGTAAATGGTCGCCCATGAATAGGGTGTGCCACTTTCATCTTCAGCGAGTGACCGTCACCAATCCAAATATCATTAGCCTTAAACAATGACCAATCACGCTCAACATAAGGCAATAAACCTTTGTATTTTGAGCCGGTTAAGCGGCCAAACTCTCGGATATGCAATGGCAACTTAGCCAATGCACGACGCACTCGGTCAAGGCTTGGTAACATTTCGCGTAACATGTCGTCATTTTCGTGGCGAGTAAGCCATTCGGTTTCAAAAATGCGATACGCATCCACTACGCTAATGCCGTTGGTTTGGCGATAAATCCCCATAAACCAAGACATCCACCAAATACTTTCCACTTTATCTGCCTGACGTTGACTCGGCGCCAACGCACGCAAACGTTCTTCCGCTGTTTTGCATTTGTGATAATCAATCACCCACTGATTCAGGGTTCTTGGTGATAACACACGGCCGCAGTTATTGCCGTTTTTGCTGTTAGCCTTGGAGATCAACGCCATCAAATCTTCCGAAATTTCACCGCACTTTGCCGCATTGCAGAGGTGGGTAATAGCTTTGATTCGGCTTTGCACCTGCTCCAACTCGCTCACATAAGCCACTAAAGCCATGCGTGCATCAGCGATTTCACGCTGTTTGGTGGTGAGGTCGCCAAGGTTCAGATTTTTAACCGTTGGGAGTTGTTTTGGTTTACTTATCACCGCAACAGCAAAACGATCTCTAATTGCGGTTTGTACATCTTCCGGCAAGGTAGAAACTGCATATTCAACACCGCCACCTTTACCAACTCTTTTTTGAGTTGCCCAACCATTCTTCTTAGCTTGATAAATAATTCCTTGCACTGAATTAGGTAAACAGGATAAACTTAAATTAAGTAGTTCCTTGGCTGAGTAGTGTGTTTTTAGGTTGTCGTTTCTCATAAATAACCTCAAAACTATCTATCGGCATATTTTTTATGGTTACGTTGCTCATAACGTGATGCCCAAATAACTTCGGCAGGAACGCCAATGGCTTCAGCTATAATGCGTTCACCTTTGAGCCAAGGACGGTCTAGCGCGTTTTTTAATGTGCTACCGTTGCTATAACCATGCTTTAAAGATAGTTGGCGCAATGACCAACCTTTTTTTGCTAGTGCAGCTTTGATATCTTCTCGATGCCAATCAATAGCTGTTTTTTTAGTTTCCATTAATGTCCTCATTAGATAACCTTATTTGTTAATCTGATGAGGATATTAAACTACAAAAGTAATCATTTCAACTTTAAAAATACACTTTTAAAGTTAAGTGATTACTTTTTAATCTATGCTTTTATAGTTATTTAATATAATTGTTTGATTTTAATGATTATATTTGTAACTTTAAAAATAATTAAAAATTCATATGGAGTTTTTAAAGTTATGAAGGTTAAGTTTAAAAATACATCTCTAATAGGGAATCGGATTAGAGAGGAGAGAGAAAGAATTGGAAAAAGTAGGAATGAATTAGCAGATAGACTTGGATTATCTCTTTCAACACTGCAATTATGGGAAACAAACGAAAGAGAGCCTCAAGCCTCAATGATTATCGTGATAGCAAAAGAGTTAGGAGTTTCACCGAGTTATTTATTAACAGGAGAAACTAATGAAACGCTAGATGAAAAATCAGATAAAATAGCAGAGCCAATGGCTCAATATTCACATAACGCCATTGATAATGACTTTGAATTCATTGATGATTGCCGCGATGTTATTGTAACGGCGGGTTATGGCGGTATAAACGGAGATTACCCCGAAATCAAAAAAACCAAGATAGAGAGCGAATGGTTGCGTGCAAGAGGGTTAAAGGCCGAAGACTGCGGCAAATATAAAGTATGCGGCGATAGCATGGACGACACGCTAAAAGACGGTGAAGACATCATCGTCAATCATGCCAGCAAAACGTTAATTGATGGCAAAATCTTTGTTTTAAATAATCAAGGATCAATGCTGATAAAACGCATTCAACGCACATTTAGCGGGGTAGAGCTACTCAGCGACAATAGCGCATACCGCCCAATAAAACTCACGGCAGAAGAGGCGGACAGCCTACTTGTGATTGGTCAAGTTGTGTTAGGTTACCGCAATTTTTAAATGTAAATTCAGTTCTCAAGTATTACTTGATACCTCAAATTAAAAGCGGTTTTTAAAAGTGTTTAAAAACCATTTAAAAACCGCCTATTCCTATGCAAATAAAAACACAAATTTCACCCATTTTTCACCAATCCCCACCATTTTCATTATTTGCATAACTCTAACCCCTTAAAAACAACAAAGCCCCATAAACAGAGGCTTCACCGCATTTTTTCGAGCCAAATTTTTTTATTTCTTTCTATGCAAATATTGTCACTACCCCACATAATCAACCAACCTTATGAGAAAGCTAAATTAAATTATGCACAAGTACGTTCAAGATTAAATTTATCTGATGAGGCAATCTTTAAAGGCGTCCGTTATTCCGGTGAAGATAAAAAAGCCATTGAAACCAAAACAACTCTGATGGAAATGAAA